GACCACCCAGGCCGCGGTCGGGAACCACGCACACACTGGCACCTATGTGCCGCTCGCCACCATCGACGCTGCCGCCGATCTGCTGGTCGGAGACGCCAACGACAGTGTCACCCGACTCGCCAAAGGCACGGCACTCCAGGTGCTCCGGGTCAACGCCGGAGCTACCGCCCTGGAGTACGCCGATCCGGCCGCTGCGGCCGGTGTGCCCGGCGAATACGGCGACGGTTCCGACGGTGTCATCAACTTCGACGGGTCCACCACGGTCCTCGGCCTGGCCCCATCCAGCAGCATCTACACGCTGACTCGCGACATCTTCCTGGCCAGCGGATCGCAGGTATCCGGCAGCGCCGTCATCAAATGTGCCAACTTCCGGATCTTCTGCAATGGCACGTTCACCATCGGCGCGTCGGCAGTCGTCCACAACGACGGAGCCGCCGCCTCTGGCATAACCGGTGGTGCCCAGACGAACTCAGGAACACTCCTCGCCAATGGCGGCGGCGGCAACGGGTCGAACGGCGGCACCGGGTCGGCCGGCTTCTCGGTCGCCAACTGCGTCGGCGGGAACGGCGGAACTTCCGGAGGCTCCTCCGGAGGGCCGAGTCCCGGCGGTGGAGTCACTGCCACCTTCAGCGCTCCGGCGGCTACCGCCGGCATGCCGCGTTCGCTCGTCACGGCACACTGGATCGCCAGCGCCGCCACCCGATGGAACGGGGGCGGGAATGGATCCGGTGGGGTCGCAGCCGCTTCGAGCACCAGCGGCGGCGGCGGCGCCAGCGGAAACGTGCTGGAGATGTACGTCTACAACCTCGTCGCGACCGGCCTGATCCGAGCGGCCGGCGGCAAAGGCGGCGACGCCTCTGGTGCCGGAACCGGCGCAGGCGGCGGCGGCAGCGGCGGCGGCGGCGCCCTGATCCTCGTCTACCACACCAAGAGCGGGGCCGGTTCGACGTTCACGGCCGCCACGAATACTCCCGGCGGTGCTGGCGGAGCGGCGCAGGGTGCGGGCCGTCCCGGCGCGACAGGCAGCAACGGCGTGATCTACGAGATCGTCCACTGATGGCCCCGCACAGTTCGCCAGGCAAGTCGCAGATACAGAGCGGCTGAAGTGGCCTACCACGGCGGGTACGCAGGCGGCTACGCAGACACCCTCGTACCGCCCACCCCACCCGATGTTGGCTACGGCGGTGGTTACCGCCCGGCCGTCGAGCTCTCGAAGCATTACCGCTCTGTGCTCCGGTGGCGGCTTGCCATCATCAGCATCGGTGCCGCCGAAGCCACCGAACCGATCCCGGTCCGGCTCACCCTCACCAACCTTCCCGGCCGGGCCCACGCCACCACACCGGTCGAGCTCCGCTACCGGGCCGACCACGGCGGCACCGCCCGCCTCGCCACCCGCAGCGTCTACCAACTCGAACCGGGCGGCACACCGACCATCGTCGATCCCGACGAATGGATCGTTTTCCTCCCATGAAAGGAACCGGCCGCATGGACACCCCCGACACCACCCCCATCCCGGGACGTCCTTGCGAACGGACGTACCAGATCGAAGACATCGCCATCCGCTCCGGCGGCGACGGCCGCACCGTCACCGCCTACGCCGCCGTCTTCGACACCCCCGCCGAAATCACCGACCAAGACGGCCACTACTGGGAAACCGTCGCCCGCACCGCCTTCGACAAAACCCTCTCCGAAAACGCGGCCCGCATCCAAGTGTTCTACAACCACGGCAAAACCCTCTACGGCACCCCCTCCGAACGAGGCTCCATGCCGCTCGGGAAACCACTTGAGATGCGGGCCGACGAACGCGGCCTGTTCACCGTCACCCAATACAACCGCACCCCCCTCGCCGACGAAGTCCTCGAAGCGATCCGCAACGGAGACATCCGCGGCCAATCGTTCTCAGGCCGGTTCATGCCCGGCCGGTCGCAACGCAACCGCGGCGCCGCCGGAACCCTCGACACCATCGTCCGATCCGAGATCGCCTTGCGCGAATACGGCCCCACCCCCATGCCCGCCTACGCCGAAGCCGCCATCGTCGGTGTCCGCATGGAAGAACTCGTCGACACCCTCCACGGCCTCACCGACGAACAACGGGCCGAACTCATCGCCATCCTGGGCACCCACCGAGCAATCGATGCGCCGCCCCCGGACAACAACGCCGCCCTCCCGGAGGGCACCTTGCTGTCCAACGACACGCCGGCCACAAGCCACCTGTCGGGACCAACACCAACCGAGAGGCGCCTCTACGTCCTCTCGATGTTCCGAAAGGCATCCTGAACATGACCACCGACCAGATCCGAGTTCGCCTCGCCGAACTCGACAGCCAACTCCGAGAACTCGCCCTCATCGACGGCGACCTCGACGAAACCCAACGGGCAACCTGGACCGAAGGCACCACCGAACGGGACCAGCTCGTCGCCGAGCAAGCCGACCGGGCGGCCCGCACCGCGTTCCTCGCCAACAACCCGGCCGTCACCGTAGAAACCGGCGACGGCGCCCAGGCCGTCAGCAACGCCCGCGACGCCCAGATCATGCGGACCAGCAACGACGTCGACATCTACGACCGGTCCGACCTCCACGTCGAGAACCCCGACGATGGCGGCGCCTACCGCGACCGGGCCTTCAGGGCCATCGAAGGATGGCAGCGGAACATCCCCGCCGAATGGCGCGAGTCCGCCGAAGCACTGGTCGCCGACGCCGACATGTCCCGCACCTCCCGGGAAATCGCCGAACACGTCCTCAAGTTCAGCAACCCGACCTATGTGCGGGCCTGGTACAAGGCGATGCGACCCGACGGGGCCCTCACCCTCTCCGATGTCGAACGTGCCGCCATGGCCGAAGGCGCCACCACCACCGGCGGATTCATGGTCCCAGTGTTCATCGACCCGTCGATCATCCTGAACAACTCTGGCGTGACGAACCCGTTCCGCGCCATCAGCACCGTGAAGGCCATCACCACGCAAACGTGGAAGGGAATTACGAGTGCTGGCGTGTCGGCAGAGTGGACTTCTGAGGCCAGTGAGATGACGGACGCGTCGCCGGTCGTCGCGCAGCCCACCATCACGCCTGTCAGGGCGGATGCCTATGTCCAGGCGTCATGGGAGCTGCTCGAGGACACCTCTATTGCCACGGAGCTCGGCATGCTGTTCGCTGACGCCCGCGATCGGCTCGAGGGAACGGCGTTCGCGGTTGGTACCGGTAGCACGCAGCCTCGGGGGATCGTGACCGCCCTCGGGCTCGTCACGGCATCCCGCATCGACTCCACGACGAACGGCTCGTACGGGTTCGCCGACGTGTTCGCTTTGGACAACGGCATGGCTCCTCGGTTCCGGGCGAACGCGTCGTGGGTTGCGAACAAGTCGTACTGGAACCGGACCCGCCTCTTCGCTTCCGGTGGTCTTCCCGCCGGGGCGTTCTGGACGGACCTCGGTGGCGGCCGGCCCGCCTCGTTGATTGGCTACCCGGTCTACGAGGCTTCGGCGATGCAGTCGACGATCTCCGCAGCGACTGCCTCGAGCGACGATGTGGTTGTCCTCGGCGACTTCCGCGCCGGCTACTACATCGTTGACCGGATTGGGATGAGCGTTGCTCAGACCGCTGGCCTGGGCGTGATCGGTACCAACAGAAGGCCCACGGGCGAAACAGGGTTCGCCGCCTTCTGGCGAGTCGGGGCCGATTGCGTTGTGCCCGAGGCTTTCCGGATGTTGCGTCTCTGATCTAGTCCATCTACATAGCTGTCAGCAGGGCCCCGGAGCCTAGATCTCCGAGGGCCCTGCTGGCTTTCCACGCCTATCTAGGAGGTGTCGCAATGAAATGCTCAGTGGACATGTGCAACGAACCAGTTGAATCACGTGGGTGGTGTAACGCTCATTACCTGAGATGGAGAAAAACGGGTGATGTCGAGCCATCGAGGCCTATCCAAAAACACCGGCGGCAGTCGAGCGAACTTCTGGATCTCGGTAAGTTCGTTTGCGGCTACTGCGAGCGGGAGCTTCCGCTGATAGATCGCAGCCGAGCGTCGATGTGTCGATCATGTTCTTCGAAGAAGAGGCGTGAATGGCAACTAGCGAACTACGAGCGAGACCAGGCGACGGCCAGGCGAGTGACGTTGCGCCGTAGAGGTCAGACCTTGGACTCGTTCCACAAGATGCTGGAGGCCCAGAACGGCAGATGCGCGTTGTGTCTGACGGCCGAACCGGGTGGCCGGCACAAGCAATGGCACGTAGATCATGATCATTGGTGCTGTCCCAGCAAGGATCTGGCGTGCGGCCGCTGTGTCCGTTGCCTCCTCTGCCAAGCCTGTAATACGAACAACTTTGGTGACGACCCGGCGCTGCTGGAGCGCCGGGCCTCGCAAATCAGAGCGTTCCGAGCGGCTAATCCTTGGATCCTCGAGAAGCATCTCGGCAGCGAGGTTGCGTCGTGACTTCGAAGGCCTCCCAGAAGGTGTGTGTGGCCTATCCGCATCCGTCGGATGTGTCGGCGAAGTTCACCCGTTCGCTGGTGCACCTGTTGGTGTGGGACGCGAAGCATCATCGGCGGATCATCGATGGTGGCGCTCACCTCCCGGTGGCATCCGGGGCGGTCGTCGCCCGGGGCCGGAACCAGATCGTCCGCGAATTCCTGAAACTCGACGGGATCGACTGGTTGCTTCAGCTCGACACGGACATGGTGTTTGATGGGGACCTGGTGGACCGCCTGGTTGATGCTGCGCATCCGACGTTGCGGCCAGTTGTCGGTGGTCTGTGTTTCTCGTACATGGCTGACCGGCAGCGGAAGGTGTGGCCGACGCTTTATGCGATGGTTCCCGGCGATGAGCGGTTCCGTCGCCTGACGAAGTATCCGTCGGATGCGTTGGTGAAGGTTGCGGGGACGGGGGCGGCCTGCCTGCTGGTGCATCGCAGTGTGTTGGAGGCGATGGCGGTGAAGTATCCGCCGCCCCGGCCGTGGTTCGACGAGACGAAGTTCTACGCCAAGGATGCCGAGGGGAACACGCTGTGGGAGACGGGCGACGAGTTGTCGGAAGACCTGACGTTCTGTCTGCGGGCTGAAGCTGCCGGGTTCGATGTGTATGTGCATACCGGGATCCGGCTGGGTCATGAGAAGCCGGTGGAGATCAACGAGCAGGCGTTCCTGGTTGAGTCGGCCGTGTTGGCGGAGGCGTGCGTGCCGGCGCTTCCCACGTATGTGGTGATCGCTTCGAAGAACCGCCCGGAGATGCTGGCCAATCTGCGTGGACAACTTGCAGGTCAGACCACCGAGGTTTTCGTCTTCGATAACGGCTACGACACGCCTCCACGGGGCGCCATACCCGCGCACGGGTGGGGTTTACACCAGATGTGGAACCGGGGATTAGAGATGGCCGCCGAGGCCGCCCAGGGCCCCCACAACGTCCTGATTCTCAATGATGATGTGGAGGTCCCGAACGAGTTCGCAGCCCACCTCGAGGCCGGGTTGCGGGTTCACGAGGACCATTGGATCTCATATCCGAACTGGCGTGAGCTCGAGGTGCCCCCGGGCGAGGCGGTGCGGACCGCGTCCGACACCATGGCCGGCCAGACGATGAGCGGCTGGGCGTTCATGGTGCGGGGCGAGGCGGGGCTGCGGTTCGATGAGCGGTTCTCCTGGTGGTACGGCGACAGCGACCTTGAGTGTCAGGTGAAGGCGGCCGGGAAGTTCACGGTGTGTGTCGGCGGCTGTTTCGCCCGTCACCTGGATCCGTTGCGGTCGACGCTCGAGGATTCTGATCGGTTGGCGGATGCGGAGCTCGACGAGAAGTTGTTCGCGGCGAAGTGGAACATCGATCCGGCCTCTTTGTGGCTGGCTCAGCGGGGGGCGGCATGACGATCAGCCACGGCTACACGGATCTGACCACGATCAAGTCGTATCTCGGGGTGACGGTGTCGACGTATGACGCTCAGCTCGAGTCGGCGGTGAACGCTGCGTCGAGGACGATCGATAATTACTGTCAGCGCCGCTTCTGGCTCGACGGGTCAGCCGTCGCGCGTAGCTTCAATCCTCGGACGCTCACGTTGCTCGAGTTCGACGATGATCTGGGTGACGCGGCGAGTGTGATCGTGAAGACCGATGCGGGTGGTGACGGTACGTTCGAGACGACGTGGGCTGCGTCCGACTACCAGTTGTTGCCCGTGAACGCGGCGTCTGCCTATACGGAACCGAGGCCGTGGACGTCGATTCGGGCTGTCGGGACGAAGACGTTTCCGTGGCTGGTGAACACGTGGCTTACCCACATGAACCGGGTGGAGATCACGGCGAAGTGGGGTTGGCCGGCTGTTCCTGATGCGGTGACCCAGGCGTGTTTGATCAAGGCGTCGCGGCTGTTCAGCCGGAAGGATTCGCCGCAGGGGATCGCCGGGTTCGGTGATTTCGGGCCGGTGCGGGTTTCCCGTTTGGAGGACGGCGACGTGATGTCTCTGTTGGATGCGTATCGCAAGGCGCCGGTGTTGGTCGCCTGATGAATCTCGGGACGGTCCGCGACGACCTCAAGGCGAGGTTGGCGACGATCAGTGGTTTGCAGACCTATGACACGATCCCGGCGAAACCTGAGGTGCCGTGCGCGATTGTGCGGCCGTCGTCGGCGACGATCCACGCGACGTTCGAGCGGGGTTCGACCGAGTTGCGGTTCGACATCCTGGTCCTCGTCCAGGCGGCGCACTGGCCCTCGGCACAGGACGCCCTGGATGGGTATCTGGCGGTCGGAGCAGCCGGGTCGCTGATCGATGCGGTGGAGGCATTCTCGACCGGCCAGGAGGATATGACGGTCGAGTCGTGGGACAACTACGACCTGGTGCAGGTGGGGGAGTCCCAGTTCGGGTCGGTCACTCTGCATGTCTCGGTGCCGATGTCGTCATGAACGTGACTGCGTTGGTGGCCCATCCGGATGACGAACTGATGTGTGCCGGGACACTGGCCCGTTTCGTCGCCGAGGGACATGCGGTGTGTCTGATCGTCGGGTTCTTCTCTGACTTTGGCCCGGACCATGAGAAGCAGGGTTTGGGTGAGCAGCGGCTGGGGGAGCTCGAGTTGTCAGCCAAGCATCTCGGGGTTGATCTTCATCCGTGGTGGGAGTGGGACGAATCGACGTTTGGTTGGTCGCAGCGGTGGGTGCAGCATTTCGAGAAGCTTGTCGGGCAGGTCCCACCGGATCTGCTCATCTCCCACCGGTTGTCGGATCCGAACTCGTCTCATGGTCATCTGGGGCGGGTGGCCCGCACGCTGGCCCGGAAGAATCGGATGGGTCTGTGGGAGATGGATCAGCCGCTCCCCGGCGGCCTTGACCCTGATGGGCCCGGCCCGAATCATCTGGTGGACATCAGCGGCTACGTCGAGGAGAAGGCGGAGGCGGTCTGGGCCTATCAGTCGCAACTGGCCCGTTATTCGGGGATGGCCGAAGCGATCGAAGCCCGGGACCGGTTGTACGGCTGGCAGATCGGCGTCCAGGCGGCGGAGGCGTTCCGGATCGTGAAATCGACATGGTGACGATCGATCCGACGGCCGTCATCGACGTGGACGAGCTC